TTTACCTTTTTGAAATTTTAATTTTTAATACAAACACAATGAAAAAACAAACGGAATGGAGGACGCACGATGGTATGACGGTTCCCGAAAGTGCAGTAAGTCCTTACGACAAAAAGAAAGAACCCAAAATACAAAGCATGTGCAAAAAACTACGCGATGCCAAAGCTAAACTGGCAGAGGTGGAGGACTTTGTGATGAGAACAGCCGATGAATTAAATCGAGATAAATACGCTGCTAATGGTCGTGAATGGAATAATCTGGAATCGTACACACTGAAAAGCTACGACATGAGCATCAAGATAGAAAGTCGAAAAAATTCAAAAATTGAACTCAACGATGATGTAAATCTTGCTATTCATGCTTTTAACGAATATTTGGACAAGCTGCTAACAAATCAAAATGCCGATATACGAGTACTTGTAACGCGAGCCTTTAGTACCAACAAAGGAGAACTCAACGCTACTCGATTGACAGGGTTGCTTAGTGTAGCAATCAATGACCCGCTATGGAAAAAAGCTTGTGATTTACTTCGATCCGCTATGAGTACAAACTCAACCAAACGCTACATTAAAATGTATGTAAAAGATGCGAATGGAGAGTATGTAGATGTGTGATAATGAATAATGAATAATGAATAATTAAAAATTAAAAATCAATAACATGGAAACATTTGATGTAACCTTTGACAAGGTGAAAACCCTTCTTTCAATTCTTAAGTACAAACACAAAGGTAAAGAGTTTAAAGTACTTAAAACTCACACGGACGAAGTCGGATTACCGACTGGGGCTTCTACTGTGCTTTGTGACCTGGGGATTTTAAAAAGGATTGGAGGTCATGGTCCGGGCACGCTATGGCAGTTAGATTCGGTTAAGATTACTACGGAAATCATAGAAACTGCTGCCGATACAATTAAGCTTATTGGCAAGCAATTGCCTAAATCAACATTGGCGGATGAGAGCAATTCAAACGTAGAGTTGCGGTTAAAAAAGATAGAAAGTCAAATTGAAAAGTTGTTAAAGATAACAGAATCATACGGTAACAAACTTCACAGTTTTGATAAGGAGTTCACTAACATTATGTTGTCAATGAAGGTTATTAAGAATGAGACGCTTGATGCAGTTCGTGAGTATTTACAATCGTAATATGAAAAACAGGGTTGAAAATAAGATGGGGGCTTGGTTGCAGTGGGGAGTCATTGTGATAGGCTTGGGTTATTTCTTGGTTCGTTTTGGACTGTCAGTTTTCTTTGGTGTATGAAACGGTTTGTTATCAGTAGTGCTAAGTTGCCGGGTGATATTGTGCTGGAATACAATATCGACGGCAACCTACTTCGGGCGGAGTTTCCGGAGGATATGAGCGTGGATAGTTGCATGTTTTTCTTTAAAAATATGCCAATGCACACCGAAATTTTAATGGCAATGAAAGAACGTTTCAAAATGAATGTAACGGAGGTGCGAGATTATAGTTTTGATGCGTTTTGGGAAGCTTACAAATACAAAGTGGGTAGCAAAGACATCTGTCGCAGCTTATGGGAGGGTAACACTAAAACTTGCAACAAACGACCTGTAGGTGAACTGGATAGGGAACAAATCATGGCGATATTGCCACGATACGTAAAGAAGCTGGGCAAATCGGAGTTTCGGAAAATGCCTGAAACCTTTTTGCGACAACGTATCTGGGTGGCTGAGTATGAAAATACCATAAAGGACGTGGACAACAATCCGTATTTGGAGCAGAAGGCGAGAGAGATAGCCGCTAAAATGAAGGTGGTATGAGGGAAAATAAATAAATATTTAGAAGAGATGGAAAATCAATTGTATTTTGAAAATTGTAAAAGTGTTTTGGAGCGTATGCCCGATGGTTCTGTGGATTTGTTTTTGCAAGACCCACCGTTTGAAGTTACTGATAGTGCTTGGGACAAGGGTTTTATCGTAACATTACCGGAAATGTGGGAGCTTTGGCAGAGAAAAGGGAAGTTGAATTGTCCGTTTGTGTTTAAGGCTACTTATCCGTTTGCTATTGATTTGATAAACTCAAACAGGGCGATGTTTCGTTACGAATGGATTTGGGAAAAGGATATCTTCACCAATTTTGTCAATGCCAAACATCAACCTTTGCGCTGCGTAGAATACCTGTTTGTTTTCTACAAAGAGAAACCTACCTACCACCCTATACTGCGAAAAACAAGCAATGCCAAAAGCAAAACAAAGCAATGCAAACCTGCCCAAACTCAAATCTACTCTCTGAAAAACAAGGTGTATAGCTATACCGTATCGGAGCTTGGCAACCCTACCAATCTGATAAAAGTAGGTGCTGAGAAAAAAAGGTTTGTAACCAATGTAGATGCCCAGAACCGTCACCCGAACCGTACCAATCCGGATTTGTGGAAATACTTTATCCGAACTTATACCAATGAGGGTGATTTGGTTTTTGATGGTTATGCAGGCAGTGGCAGTGTAGCTCAGGCTGCGATAGCTCTGAATCGTAGGTGGATTGCCTGCGAAAATAGTGAGGAATACTACGAAGATACTAAACAAAGGTTGCTGTATAGTAAAGAAATTCACGAGCTTGGTTATGCTCCGAGTGAATTGAGAAAAAAAGTGGGTAGTTTGTTTTTTGGACTTTAGGAATTTGGGAATTTGAAAATTTGGGAATTTGAAAATTTGGGAATTTGAAAATTTGAAAATGTGCGAATTTGAAAATTTTGGAATTTGGGAATGAATTTGATGTTTAATGTTTTAATAAAAATGAGATGCTAAAAAAAGTGTTTGACAAATTGAAGGAGCGACTGGCTATGGTGCCGGAGGTGAAATTGGTTGATTGGTTCAACAATCAGTATGAGGGTGTGATACATGCTGCCCCATGTATTTTTGTGGATTTTCCCAAGCCAATAACTATGGGTCAGTTGCGTGGGCGTGTGCAACATGGTTTGCTTACAGTTCGCATACATGCTGTGAGCAAAGTTGTAAACCGTGCCGACTACAGTATAGACCCTGCCGGTATAGAACTTCACGAGGTATTGGTGGACAATATCTATGCTGTATTGCAACAATACTCTGCCACCGAAAATGGTAGTATCCCCATCTTTGGTACCATGTCCCGAAACGAAGTGGAACATCACCCCTACAACAAAGGCTGGATGATTACTACTCAAGACTTTGTTTGCTTGGTGAATCAAAACGAAGTGAGTATCAGTGCACCGATAACAGGGATTGAGATTGAGATGGTGAATTAAGAATTAAGAATTAATAATTTTGAATTAATAATTAATAATTAACAATTAACAATTGAAAGTGATGAGTGAAATTAAAGTGAAAACAGTGTATCTGTCTGGTCCCATAAGCGGACTGCCTACAGAGGTGGCAAAAGAGAATTTTGCCAATGCAAAAGCTATCTGCGAACGTGAGGGATGGCGCGTGATTAACCCGATGGAACTTCCGGACGACCATGATAAATCGTGGCTGTCGTATATGCGAGAGTGTATCAAAGAGCTGGTACATTGCGATGCTATTGTATTGCTACCGGGTTTTATGAATAGCAAAGGGGCTATGTTGGAAAATAATATAGCTATTTCGCTGGGCTTGGAAATTGCTACCCTACCGGAGTTGGAGTACAACGATGATGAATACGATGCCCTATGCGAAGACTAATGCAACAAATAGCCCTTTGGTGGTTCAACAAAAGGTTGGCATGGGCAATACGCAAAGCGATTCGTCTCCGATTGACTTCGGGTAAACAGGTGATGGTTTTTTATGTGAAAAACAAGTTTAAAATCTATTTTCGTAAGGAACTGAAAAACTTGATAGCTGAAGGCAAAGCGTTTCGAAAGGGTACTACGATACAAGACCTTGATAGGTTGTGTTACTATAAAAGGTAGAAGGTGCGAAAGAACGAAGGAGCGAAAGAGCGAAAGAACGAAGGAGCGAAAGAACGAAAGAACGAAGGAGCGAAAGAGCGAAAGAACGAAAGAACGAAGATGTGAAAGAATTGCTTAGCGGCTTGAGCCGCTTAGCAATTTTGTTTGAAATTTAAAGAACAAAACAATATGAATGCAAGTGAGTTTCAATCGTATTTAAAACGTGTGGCAGTGATGGTGGGCGACCTGCCTAAAGATGTGGCGGTACTGGCTGCGGATGAGTTTGATACCAATTTTGAACGTCAGGGATTTTTTGGCGATGGTTGGGCTGAGTCTAAACGTGTGGAACGGTACCGGATAGGTGAGCGTAAACAGGGTAGTACCCTGCTGCAAACCGGAAACCTGCGTCGTAGTATTCGGTACTCTGTACAGGGTGGTACTATTCGTTTCTCGTCCGATGTGCCTTATGCGTCTATTCACAACGAAGGTGGCGAGATAAATCACCCGGGTGGTACTGCGTTTGTAAAGAAAAACGGTAAAGCTATTTGGGTAAGCAATCGCTCCGCTGCGGGTAAGAACTACCCTCGTACCCGACCTCACAAAATAGTAATGCCCCGTAGGCAGTTTGTAGGGGCGCATCCGGTGTTGGAGGCGGAGATTGTCAAATATATTGAAACTGTTTTGAAAGGGTATTAGTTTTACTGAAATTTTAGTAAAACTAAAAACTACCGTTGCAAAATGCAACGGTGATTAAGAAAGGGTGTTGCTATTTGTAACACCCTTACTCAAAAATGAGTACCTAGAATATCAGTAAGTTATAGAATTGATTATCAGACTTTACGCCTCTATGGCGAGAGTTTTATTTGCGATGTGATTAAAATCACTTCGGCTGATTTAGAGATAGTTAGAAAAGTTATTTAATTTTTTTTTGGTAAATCAAATATTGTTCTTATTTTTGTGATGTCAACAGTTTTACAAGTTTATGAAATTCACACACATTTATAAGGAACTCTCCCCCAATATAGATACTGGGCGGCGCATGGGTGTAAGTCCCTACTCTCTCCATTTACTTGGAACTGTTGACGGCGACCGCCCTTTTTTATTCATTTTTAAATTTTATTTACTATGTCAACAGTAAAAGAGAACTTCAAAGTAATGAAGTATGAGGGTAACGATGTTACCTTCGAAGTAAACCAGCAAACCATGTTGGTAAATGCCACTGAAATGGCAAAGCCTTTTGGCGACAGCAAACAGCCTATACAGTGGTTAAGGACTGAAAATGCAAAAGATTTTATCGACACTCTAAGCGATGTGCGGAAATGCAGTTCGGCTGATTTATTGATAGTTAGGAAGGGTGGTAACCCACATGGGCAAGGTACATGGATGCACGAGGACTTGGCAATGGAATTTGCGAGGTGGCTTAATCCAAGATTTGGCATCTGGTGCAATGACAGGATAAAGGAACTACTAACAACCGGTAAAGTAGAACTACAAGAAACCGTACAAGTAAATTGGCTTCCGGTAGTATTGAAGTCAGAAGAGAAACGGCTTGTAGCCCGTAGATTGTACAACAAAAGCATAAGCCAAAAAGGCATAAGCGAAATACTTGGCATAAGCGAAAAAACGGTAAGTGCATGGAGCAAGCAAGAAAACTGGACACGTCCGGTACAAACGAGTTTTGTAATAAGCAATATCGTAGAACAAACAGAAATAAAACTCCCCAATGAAATACAAAACAGCATCATCGAGGTAGGCAATCCCAAACTAAGAAAGAAACTATGGGAACAAGCCCAATCGTTTGTACATGATTTGAACATAAAAATGGGAGGAGTTGAGTAATGAAAACCGCAAACAAACATGAGTCCGGAGGTGGTTATTGCTATTCAAAATTTTATGGATATAGACCACAAAAGCAATATAATTGAGAAAATAGAGCGGTTGATAGAAACGTCTGTTAAAAACGGCGTGGTAGAGGAATGGGGACTGGTCAACGAAATAGGTATGTTGTTTGACCTGAAACGACTGATACAAGCCCTACCGGAAACTGTACACTAATATATGTCTAATAAAAAAGCCACCTATTTTGGGTGGCTTTTTTTGTTTTGGTACTCAAGGCAGAGCCTTGATTGATAGTCTGACTGAGGCTGGAGCCTCAGCCAAACGGAGGCTGGAGCCTCTGCCAAACGGAGGTTTACAAGTCTATTGCTTGTTGTAGGGCGTTGTCTAACCAAAGTAAAAAGGATTCTGATGTTAGGGATATGTCGGGTACAAGTGTGCTTATTTGTTTGTTTTGTGTGTTGAAGTAGAAAATAGGCAGTTTGTCTTTGCCTTCCGAAATGCCAAACTCAAAATCGGGTATCCGGTTGTGTTTGGTGTCCGAAACTTTGAAACGAAAATAATGTTTGTTGAAGTACGAATCGATAACAAAGTCTTTGCTTTTGAAATACGCATCGTAAGGTTCAAGTGCTTTTTTGCAAATGCCTACAGCATTCTCTGCCCATGAGAATCGCTCCTGTTGGTTTTGTTTTTGGATAAACAATTGAAAATCAATGTCCTCAAACTTTTTGTTTAGTTTTTCAAATATGTTATTCATTGCTGTCTTTTTTTGAAGGTTCGTTGTCTTTGTTTGTTTTTGAGTTGTCTGAATCAATGGGATATTTTTCGTAGATTTCTTTGAGTTTTTTATCTAATAACTCATCGTTGTCAATTCCAGACCGTATTAGTTTTTTTGCATCTGCAATCATTTTTTCCTTGTTTGTCATAATGGAATGTTTTTTGAGTTTATATTGAAAAATTCTAACAATGTTTTTTTTATATCCTCAATGGATTTGTGATATCCGAGCATTTCTTCTATTTTGTTGTCCCATATATCAAATTCAACCCATCCTTCTTGTGGCATTTCAATAAAATCAATTTGATTAATACGTGTTGCAATCATTTTTTTAACTCTTCTTTCTATTGTAAAATCAATATCTGGAAAGCTTATTACATTTCCGCTCGGGTGGTTATGAATGACTGTTAAGTTTTTCATACTAAAATCAAATTTGTCAAGCCAAACATTTTGTTCGTCACCTGTCATACGTGCAATCAGTCTTCCTTTGTCGTCAAGGATAAAAGCAACTTCATTTTGCAAATTTACAATTTGTTTTGCAATGTACGAAATTTTATCTGTTAAATTTAAGTTTTCGGGTATATCAAAAGACTCTGCCAGAGTGAATTTATCGCTCCAATCTGTACCGTACATTGTTTTGTACTCTTGCCTTATTTTGTCTAAATACTGTAGGTTTGCAAAATTTTTGATGTTGTCGAACTCTCGTTGCTGTACTTTGTAGTACGGGTGATTGTTTGGAAATATCGCAGCTTGTTTGCCCGGGTTGAATTTGAACATTTGGTTGCGTTCGGTTGCTTTTTGATTGATTGATTTGTCGGCGTTTCTGACAGTTAGGGATTCTTCTCCGGCTGCGAGTGATTCTGTGAGGTCGCTGGGTTTGTATTTCGACTTCAAAACTTGTACTACGTTGCATCTGCATCTCCAGCCGTTGGGCGGATAGAAGTTGTCCCAAAACGGTGAGTCTATGGGTTGTACTACTTTGTCAAGTGTTTTGTGCGATAGCCTTACTCTCTCGTCTCTTGCAGTTCTGTACTGCAAATAGTATCGGTCTCCGTCCTGCTCATATTGTTTCCATTTGCTTGCCATAAGACTACTACCTACAGCGTGTTGGTATTCTGATTTGAGATACTGCCGATTGTAGGTTGCATGCAAATCTAATACAGCATCACGAAATTTGTAGTAGGGTTGCAGTTTTCCGTTGGTATCGTATAGTAGATTGGTGGCAGTTCGGAGCAGGTCGTATTCTTTGAAAGCTGAGAACACCCAAACATCTTTGGTGAGTTTGGATATAAACTCCGGCGATGGTGTGTATTCGGGATTCAATGCTATGCCAGTACTGATGGCAGAGGATAGTTCTGTGGCAACCGATGTGATTAGTTCTGATGCTGAGTCTAAGATTTGTTGGGTGTCGGGGTTTTGTTCTGTTTGTTTGGCTTGGTTGTATAGGTTTTCAATGGCGTTTAAATATTGGTTTAATAGGTCGTCTTGAATTGATAATTGATAATTGATAATTGATAATTGTTTGGTATTTCGGTTTAACGATAGAGTTGGTTTATGGTATTTAGTTTTTTTTTTAATGCTTTTGGCATTTGTATTTCGGTTTGTTCGGGTTTGTCTGCGTACCAGTCTATGATGTCTTGGAATACAAATTTGTTGTCGGCGAGTTTGTATCCTACGTTTGTCATGTATGGGAATAGGGTGTCGTTTATCCAGTTTTGAATTTTTTGTACCCTTGCTCTTGTATAGTTGTTTAGGATACGTTCGTGTACGTTTGCTTGAGCATAAGAACTGCCATTGTCGGCAGTCATGGTTTGACCGTTTATGAGTTTGGAAATGTTGGTGTCGCAAAGGTTGGAAAGTTCGAGATAGGATTTGTAAAACGTATCACCGGACGAGATAGTGTTCATGGTTACATCGTCGTTTTTGTCGATGATAACGTATCCGTTTGAGCCAAAGTTTTCTGCCATGTCTTGCATTTTGTCGACTTCCTTTTCGCTTGATGCGTTGGTTTTGATGGCGAGTAGTGGCATACCGAATTTTTCGGATGCTCGGCTCCAATCTGAACGGCTATAGTTTTTCCAAATCACTTCACGAGCTGCAATTTCGAGCAGTCCAAGGTTTAGAAAATCATTGGTTTCGAGAAGGTCTAAATCGTAAAGAGCGTCTCTGTAGGTAATGCCTTTGTGGTCTCCGGGTGTGATGGCAATGTAACCCAATTCGGGACAAACATGGTTTCTTGGAATCAATACTACATCTTTGATTTCGGAGTTTTCGGTGTGAAACTCAATAAGTGAATGACCGTAAAACTCGGCATCACATAACATTTCGAGGAGTTTGAGAAACCATGTAGTTTCAAATAGTTTGTGTAACTCCGGTTGTGGAGTTTCGGATTGGTTTTGAATCTGAAACTTAGACTGTGTAACCGTATAAATGGCAGTTCTCAACTGTGATGTCAGGTGAGCATCTTTGGTAAGCTCATCGTAAAAAGCGAGTAATAGTCTGCGATCCGGATTGTCGACTGACCGAGCCATAACCAATGCAGCTTTGAATTTACTCATTTCGAGTTCTACTCTGGGTGCATTGATTCTACGGAGCTGTAGGGATTGATATACGTTTTTTTTGTCTTTGGCGAGTTGTGCCATTGGCAATACGCCGGCAGGTTCAAACAGGGATTGAACGCTGCCGGGAATTGCTGCTCCTTTTGTTTTTTTCTTAAAAAAGTTGAGTATGTTCATATTCTTAAAAATGAGTACGTTTTGATTCAGACCCCCAACGAAAGTTTGTTTTTACGATGTTGGTATCTGTGATTATGTATCTTGCAAAAGCTGTATTTCTTTTGCCTTGCTCTATTAGCTTTATCTCGTCTCGTGTATCGTCGTAGTCTTTAACTACTCTTTCAGGTACTTGGTCGTCGGGTACGCGCTGGTATAGAAAGTACACCGAAAGGTTGAGTACCCACCGGAGCAGGTTTAGGTTTCGGTCTGTGCCTGTTTTGGCAAATTCTGTTTGCATGTCGTATTTTTGGTCTAAAGCATCTTTTATCAATGCTATAGCTTGTGCCTCAGCGTCATCTACCAGCGTGTTTTGTGCCTCTGTAATCTGGTCTAATATGTTTTGACTTACTTTGAAATAGAAGTCTTGAAGGGCTGCGAAAGTCATAGTTAGTATCTGACAGAAAACGCCCTTTTTTCAAAATTT